CCGGGTCATTGTTTACAATGGTTTGAAGTTTTTCAGGTGTTTTGTTACTACGAAACAATCCCCAAAATTCAGATAAGTTGTTTTCTGATATTTTATATTTTTTTGCCATTTTACGTTTATTTACACTTATTCAAACTATAAATATCTATTAAAAGAAAAAGTTAGGACTATCTCTTAATCCTAACTTTTGAAGATGTATTACCTTTTTGTGCTTGTTTAACATCTTCCGCTTCTTTCTTTTTAGATTCTACTAATTTATCATAATAAAACATTCTTAAATATGTTGGCATTTTGTATAGCTCCATGATTGTAAACCCGTTACTATACTCAACCATTTCAAATATTTGAGTATGTAGATGAACACTATGATTCCTCGGAAGGCCAAAAAAACCCTACTCCAATTGGAATAGGCGCCTCCTCCACCTCACCATCTTCATGTGTATATTTAAATACCATATTCATATCTGGTGAAACTTTCTTAACATAATCTCTGAATGCTTTACTATCTCTAGCCAAAAATTCATTATTGATAAATTTATTAATTCTACCAATATCCGTATTACCATCAACCGATTTAATCATATATCTCAATCGTGTTGTAATTTCAAATGAAGTATCCTTATTTATTTTTTCTAATGCTTGGATATCTTTATCAATTGCTCTTTCATCACCATGTGTAAGTAATTTAAATGTTAATTTATTTTTACCAATAGGTGTTTCAAATTGAAATTCATTGATATTTTGAATATCTGATACATCAATATCCTTTGTTCTGATTTCAGATAAATCTACAGTTGCTTCAATCGTTTTACCGAGTTTGTTAGAATAAAACGATATTTTGTAATTTGGTCCATATCCCAAAAGTCTTGTTGCAAGAACAATTGCGTTTTTATCACCGATTAAAATATCATCAATATTAACATCATCTACTATAATTGATTCAAAAAGTTTGTCTAAAACAATACCTTTTTTAATTAAATTTGCAGATGAAAGAATATCCTCTTCCTTTGCTGTCATATACTTTATTGTAATATTACCAGAGGATAATGGATTGTTTTTTGGGTAAAGTTTTCCTTTTGATGGAAGCTCAAGTACCTGTGTTGGAAAATCAAATTGCTTTTCACTCATAACTTTGTGTTTTATTTTGTTTGTATATATAAATACATAAATTTAAAAAATTTGAAATAAAAAAAGGGATACCTTTTGAGTATCCCTTTATTATATCTAAATCGATTATTAGTATTCTAATATAGCGTAATCGTATGTAAGAGTTAATTCTATCGTTGCAGGTTCGTTTTCGCTTGAGAAATCAAGTTCACCAAATGCCGCTCTTGAAATGAATGCACCCATAATAGTCCATTTTTCAATCTTATCACCAACAGGTCCTAACATATAGAAGTTAAGATTTTTCTTATAGAATTCAGCGTATCCATCTCTACCGGTAATAGATTCATGTGATAAACGTACCCACTCCATTACATATTGTGCCGCTGATGGTACAATTGGGTCATAAAGTGTGATAGTTAAATCTTGCCACTCACCTTTACCTTTAAGTTTTCTATAAACGTTAATGTGGTCAATCTTTACAGTTTGAAACTGAATTTCTGGTCTATTTGCCGCCTTTACCATATATGCTGGAATGCCAGTATCTGCCATTTCCATATAGTAACGATTCTTCATCTTTGGCTCAAACTGAGCGAAAGTCATTTTATCATACGATAATATTAAATCATCTGCCATTTTTCTTTCCTTTTAATTTATATTAATAAATATTCAATTTACTGCTTTCCAATATTATGCTGAGAAACTTGCTCCAGTTGGTAAGATGTTGAAATCAATTACGATGAATTCCGCGGTCTTAGTTGGTTGAAGGAAGATAGCTCCTGCTAATATGTTTCTATCAATTACATCCGGTGTGTTATTTGTATCATCCATTACAACGTTGAAAGCGTATAAGCCTTGTCTTTGTTGAATTGATTCCAAATAAGGAGTTACAGTATTGATAAATCTGCTTCTCGTTTCAGAAGTATTTTGTTCAAATACTAAATATCTAGATGTAGATGCAATAAATTTCTTCACAGCAATCAATAATCTTCTTACGTTGATTCTATCTAATGCCGATGCTTTATCTTGCAATGTTTTTTGTCCGAATGCTACAATACCTTGTCCAGGGAATGAAGCGATTGGGTTTACTTTGTTCTCATATAGAGTATCTCTTTCAGCGTGTGTAAGTCTATTCAATACACTCACAGCACCGATAATACCACCTCTATTTAAACCAGCAGGTGCAAACCATTCTGCAGATAATCTATCACTACTTGCAAATACTGCAGGTAATAATACTGATGGTGGAACAGTTGTCATTTTATTGGTATTAACATCAATTGTTTTTAACCAAGGATAGTAACAAGCTGCGTAGTTTGAATCAACTGCGTTTGCTTGTTCAGTTGCGGTTGTTATTGATGAATCATAATCAGTAAAATCAGCAATATAGAAACAATCTTGTCTGTCTTCACACATATCAATTATTCTTTGTGTGATTGCAGGATGTAATTCTCTATTGATACCAGGTGCCGCAACTAAATTAATATCATATTCATCAGGATTAGATAAAGCGTTGATTGCTTTAGTATATCCGATTGAACCAGATGTAGTTGATGCTCCACAATTGAAGCCTTGGTTATTAGATGCACCCCATATATCATTACCATTTAGGTCTTTATCACCAGCTTTAGCGATAGGAATTGTTGGATTAACACCATCAAATCCACCCTGGAATGCTACTAAAAATTGTCTTTTAACCATATCAACAGCTGCTGAACCGGTCATCTTATAAGTCAATTGCGAATCAAATGCAAACAATGTATTTGCACCATTTGTTGCATTTTTAGGAATTGGTTTTAAATATTGAGTGTTATCAATAACAACACCAGTTGTTTCATAATCAAATCCAGAGAAATAAACTGGAGATGATGATGTGTTATTAGCAGAACCAGTCTGATATGTAACTGCAGGTATTAAACTATCACTTGCAGTAGTTACGATTGGTAATTCATATGCTCCATGTCCAAATGGTGCTGCTGAAATAGGGAATGAACCTTCTTTAGCAACTTCAACTCTTATATGAAGTGATTTGTTTGTGTAATCACCAAATTCAGTAATTTTACCATTTGCATCAGTTTCAAAATATCTGTCACCGATTACTCTAGCAATATATCTAGGAGATGATGGGTCTAAATTTACATTATTCCATGTTTCACTTACACTCTTTCTCTTATCAGTATCGCCATATGTTCTAAGCGTTACAGAGAATACAGCATAATCAGTTGAACCATCTTCACCAGCTGCTCTTACATTTGAAATACCAATTTTGTATTTCTTATTATAAACATTACCATGTCCAATTGTATGGAAACGGAAAAGGTCATATCTTATATCGTTATTATCTTTTTGTGATACAATCCAAGGAGTAGATGCTACAGTTGCATCGTTAGTAAAATCTTGTGTTGGTAATTGTACTACACTAATTACAACACCTTGTGCACCACCACCATCGGTATCATATTCACTTGCTACATTTTCAAAATAAGTGTATGAATATGCATGTTTAGAACCAAATGCAGATTCACCAAATACATCTCTAATATCATTTTGAGATGATGGTAATACAGATGCAGAAACCAAACCAATACCAGAGCCAGATAGTAAGAAAGAACCAGAAAACGCCGCTCTACCATCATTTGTTAGAACTGAACTTGGGAAACCCACAGTCTCATCTCCAACTCTTGTTGAATGTAGAGTTGCAACGATTTTTTCTCCAAATGAACCAGATGCTTTAATTGCAATTGGTGATGTTTGGAAATAACCACCGATTCCACCAACTCTTACAATTGTTGCTGAACCCGCTTCTCTTAAATAATTTTGTACTGCGTATTCAGTATAATAGGTCCCATCAGGTGTTCCAAAAATAGTTTCAAACTCTGATTGAGTTCTTACTACAGTTGGTACATATACAGGTCCTTGTTTGAAAGGTCCTATAAATGCGCCACCAATTTCACCTACTCCCTGTGCTAAGAAGGACAGGTCATTTTCTCTTGTGAATACACCAGGTGATACAATTCTTTCTGCCATTTTATTTCTCCGATTTGATTTTGATTGTTGGTATTATTTTTTTGTATAACAATACACATATAAATATAATGAAAATACCCAAAACACAATTTTATTAGTTAAAGTGTTTTGGGTATATACTATTTTTAAATTAATCTATTGAGCTGCTTGAGCTGCGTATAATGCTTGGCCAGATAATGGGTCTGGTGTTACTGAACCAGATAATGAACCTGAATACCAAGGTAATTCGGTTTCTCCAACAACTTGTACAACATTTCGTTGACCGTCTATATCTTTTTGGATTCTACCAATTATATGGTCCCAATAATTTGTTGCTGCATTTGAACCACTAACGTGATTTTTTATCCATCCTAATACTTGCTCTTCTGTCAATTCATTATATGCCGTAAAAGTACTTACATTAACGTCCGCTGCTTTAAATGGAGTTGCTCCAGTGAATTTTGCACTATATCCATCATCATCGGTAACTACTACTTCCCAGTTAGTTCCAATAATAACGCCTTCAAGACCTTCGTGATTTTGTTTTCTTAGGCCCTTTAATGACCAACTTTGTGTATATCCCATAGCTTACTATTTTATCTATAAATATATGTGTTTTTAAAAAAAGTAACCAATTTAGTTTTTATTTAAAATTTTATAAACTATTGTTTTTAGTTCTTCAATTTCTTTATTTTGTTTTTCTATAATTTCTTGTTGTTCTTTAACCGATTGTATAAGTACAGGAACAATCTTTTCTAATTGAACTGTCTTATAGTGTTGTCCACTTATAGATTTACCTTCTCCTAATGCATCAAACGGTGCCGGTTTAATTGCTTGTGGTATTACCTTTTCAACTTCCTGCGCAATTACTCCAATATCATGTCTATCAATTGGATTAAACCCTAACGAATCAACCATTTCTTTCCAATCAAAATAAACACCTCTCAATTGTTTCAACATACTCAATGCATCACTAATTGTAGTAATATTTTCTTTTAATCTCTCGTCTGATGAATATGCAACAACGTTACCAGCTGCATACATATCACCACTAGCGTTTAATTGCCATCTGTTATTTGACATTGACCAACCACCAATACGAATCCAGTTATCACCATCCAATCCCATATTAGTTGCAAATACACCGGTCTTATGCCAAGATAAGAATGCAGAGTTATTACCTTCCGAATATGCCTGTAAGTTGGCAGTATCGTTCATATAATAACCTCTATTTACATTGAATTGGAATTGGTTATTTGATTGAGAGAATCCACCATTGGTATTTGTATATCTAAACCTACCATCACCAGAACTAGAACCAAAGTAGTATCCAGTATCATCTAAATCATAGTAAATTCTTGCTTGTATATCGGAATTTACTAAAACAGTATTACCGGTGTGCCAGTTAAGGTACATTGGATATCCTGGTCTAGCATCAATATGTAAGTTACCGTTTGATGTGAACATTTGTGCCCAATCACCTATATGGTTGTTAGCACCAACTCTTAAATAAGCTCCCCACCACCAGTTAGGTCCATGAAGTGTACCACCTCTGATTCTTAAACCTTGGTTATCGGTATTGTGTTGGTCTAAATAGTATCCAGTATCTTGGTTATCATAGAAAATTGGTGCTCTCAACGAACCACCTGCTTCCAAATATTGGTCTACATAAACACCCCATCCGGTAGTAACCATTCTTCTAGAACCAGCATAGTACATTTGTAATTCAGCTCCACTCATATACCAAATCCAACCTCTAGCACTATCGTGTAAACCGATATTATCACCCAGTGTACTCATTAGAGTATATCTACTACCTACACCATATCCATACCAACCATTTCTACCACCACCATAAGTTGCAATATGCCCATAAGGGTTACCCTCACACTCTGGTGACCAGATACCTCTACCATATGATTCCCAATATACACCGGTACAACCTTGTGGTCTGAACCAGTTATTTGCTAATACATAGTGAAGTTGAGATGTACCATTAGGGTCTAATCTATATCCAGAATCATTTCTATCATAATAGATATTAGAATAAATTTCACCAAATCCATACCCACCATATCCATTCATTTCAATATATCCATAATATCTGGTTGGTCTATTGGTGTAATACTGCATATAAATGTCATATCCACAATATGAATCTATGTGTAAATTTCCAGGTAAGTAAATTCTACCACAACCATTTCTAGATATAATTTCAGAATCTACAGTAATTCTACTTAATGCAGAAGTACCATTAGGGTCTGAATAGAATCCTGTATTATTACTATCATATACGATTGTAGCGTAGAAATCATTAGAATATTCATTTAGGCCATACATTGCTATTTTTCTCCAACCAGAAGGTGAAGACCAAACATTTCTAAACCATAATCCACTAATAGGTCCACCAACCATTTGCCAACCGTATCCACAACCATATCCACAAGTGTAGTGAGCCGTTTGAATACCAGTCCAGTGAGATGTACCCGCTGGTTGGTTACCAGGGTTACCCCAGCTATCAAAGAATCCACTACCCCAGTTCCAAACGGAGTTAAGGTCAGTTGTACCCCAACCCATTGAACCAACCCAATAGTTACTATCACCAGTGAAATCCCAACGAGGTGAATTATATTTTGCGGTATTACCCATAGAAGCTTTTGTTCTATCGGTAAATCTATTCATATTGGATGTACCATTACCATCGAAATAGTATCCAGTGTCGTGGTCATAATAGATAGATGCTCTAACATCAGCATGTGCATAAACACCATGAGACCTCATTGACATCCTATCATTACCCGCCCAATATAAATTTAAATCTCCACCGGTCATATACCAAACCCAACCTCTAGCTGAATCATGCATACCAACGTTATCGCCACCGGTACTCATTAAGGTATAACGGCTAAATATACCATATCCGCCCCATCCGTTTCTACCACCTCCGTTTGTTGCAACGTGCCCATAAGGATTACCCTCACACTCTGGTGACCATAATCCACGTGAATATGATTGGAAATAGAATCCGGCACATCCTTGTGCTCTAAACCAGTTATCTGAATAAACCGCACTCATTTGCGAAGAACCATTCGGGTCTATATAATATCCAGTGTTGTTTCCATCATACCAATAACCGGCATAAAGGTCACCACCACCAACGTTTCTTCCATATAATACAATTTCATACCAAGGATATGTTGAACCACCCCACTTACCTCTTAACCACCAACGGCTTCCAGCATCGTGTGCTCCTACCATCATCCAACCATAAGCAGTACCACCACCACCGGTTGCATAGTGTTGTCCGGATACGATACCTTGAGCGTGAACATATCCACCACCTTGCGGGTGGTCAGTGCCACCACCCCAAATATCCCAACCACTAAATCCACCTTCCCAAGCACTTGCCCAAGTTCCATAAGATGTTCCCCATCCATTTGTACCAGTCCAGTGGTTTGTATCACTTGTAATATCTCTACGATTTCCTCTTTCTCTACCTAAATTAAATGCCGCTCTACGAGTATAATCTGTAACTGCGTATAAATTAGATGTACCATCCATATTAAGATAGTATCCTGCATTATTATAATCGTAAATAATTACAGGTCTTATACCACCACTACCCGGTACTTGAATTGTATTACTACCCTCACCCATATACATAGTCATAGATGAGTTATTACCATACCAGTGTTGTGCCTCAACTACATATGCTGAGAAGTCCCAACGAGGGTCATTATTTACGTTGTTTACTAATTTAATTCTATTACCAACAATATAGTTTGTACGAGATGTCGATGCAAAGTCACCATAATATCCCCCGTCATTTGAATCATAATAAATAGGTGCATACATTGCTCCACCAACGGATACAGTGCCACCTATAAATGCACCACCGGCAAATCCGAAACGAGAATAAGTTGAACCATTGTTTCTCAATGCCAAGTGATGGTCATATCCACTTCCATACTCATACGCCAAACCATACATATTACCCAACGGCCAGCTTTCACCAATTGTCCAAATTACTTTAGATGATGTACCATTCACATTGTAATCACCCATCATACCACCACTATTTCTACTTACCAAATAGTTGCTATACCACATTCTACCAGCAAAGTTACCTTCGTTCATGTTAGAATACGAAGCTGGGTCTGTGTAGTATCCAGTGTTGTTATTATCATAAAATATAGGTGAACGCATTGAACCATATGCCCATAAATTACCAGAGGTATCACCTTCTACCACGTTACTACCACCAGAATTTCTAAAAATAAAATAGCTAGCATATTGGAAATACCAGTTACTACTATGATATTGAATTTTTCCAGCATATTCACCATCCCATCCAGAAGAGTCTGCTCTCCAACTACCATGAGTTCTTATTGCAGTTGTACTATCACCATTAAAATAATAAGTTGAATTTGTATCATAGAATATTGGAGCTTGTACATAGTTTACACCATAAATGTCTCTACTTCTTAATACTTGTAAATCACCAGAAATCCAAGAATAAGAATCCGATTCAATATTTGCACTATATCCTTCCGCAACATCCATAACACCATCGTAATATGCACCATTTTGTATTTTACGAAGAACAACTTGTCCATAGGACCATGACGATGAACCATTACCAATTACAATACAATATCTACCATCTTTAAAACCAACCCTTACAGGCTTATCAGTATAACCAACTACGTTACAGTTATAGTTATACCAAGCACCATTCCAGTTATGTCCACCAACAATTACAGTTGCTGCAGCATTTCCATTATATTCATAAATGTCAATAACTGCGTGAATCATACCATAGTTACCACTTCCACCAGGGAATTTAATAATTACAGCACCAGTTGCACCACCACCTGCACCCCATACCGCATATGGTCTACCAACTAAGTTTCTTTGTTTAATACCACCTTGAATTCTTAAAGATGTTGCAGTTGAAGCTGGGTTTAAGAAATATCCAGTATCATCGTAATCATAAAATATACTTGCTCTTACATCACTAAAATTTGTAGCAGAATTACCACCACCATTTATACCACCATACAACCAGTTATATCCGGCTGAATAGATACCATTTGGATGCCAAGATGCATTACCCGTTCCACCAACATTACCATTACCTCTATAAGAATAAGCGTAAACTTCATTCAGATTAGATGTAGATGCCGGGTCTAAATAATATGCAGTAGATGTGTAATCATAATAAATTGGAGAACGAACTGAGCCAAAGGAGTATAGGTTAGATGAACTATCCATATATCCTTTTTGTGAGTTTCCAATTCTGAACTCAACATAACTTTCAGCACCCAACATTAAGTATGTAGATGAGTAAACACCAGGTGCTCCCCAAGCAGCTCCCAATCTCACATCACTAACACCATTACCTTCTGCATTTTGAACTCTAAATCCACTATCATTTGTATAAAACTTAACTCTATTAGATGAACCACCTTGTAGTACAAATCCACCATTTGCAGGATTTATATAATATGTTGAATCATCTAAATCATAATAAATTGGTGCGTACATTGAGTTATACGAAATAGTAGCATCCGGTTGTAATCTAAAATCTTCACTGTTATTATACGCAAATCTTAAATAATCACTTGCTCCATTATCAACTAATAAATTCCATCTATTACTTTCATCTGATGAATAAAGATTTAATCCATCATCCCAACTCGTACCACTTGCTACTAAATTAGTTCTTCTAATTCTTGATGTACTATTTGGGTCAATATAATAGTTTCTATCATCATAATCATACATAATACCATGCATCGCATATGTAGATGTAGTTTGATTATATGTAGTATTATTTCCAATTACACCAGAACCTAATGGAACTCTTGGAACTCCACCCGGATCAGCTACACTATATTCAATTGAACCAATATTATCGTTATTAAAGTTCATGTCCGCAGATACAGACATTCTATATCGTACACCATCTAATAATAACATATAGAACCAATATCCACCACCTGCTAAATCTCTTGGACCAGCTTGATAGATATAGTATCCATAAGGATTTTGGTTAGCGTTGTAAGAACCATGTTCAGTATAGAAATACCACATATTCTCTTGTCCACTATGCCATTCTCTTGAATTGATTACAAATTCTGCAGTACAACCACCATACGGGTTTGAACCATTATCAGAAATTGCACGAGATATAGAAAGTCTAACAGGAGAACCACCACTATTAAATCTACTAATACTAAATCTTACCCATCTTCTGTTACCATTAAATGTACCAGGTACATCAATAAATTGTTCGTTTTGGTAAGTTTTATTTACTCTTAATGCGTTATATCTAGAAGTAGAAGTTTGGTCTGTGTAAAAGTTTGTATCGTTTTGGTCATAAAAGATTGGTGCTCTCATATCACCATCGGCTCTCATTGTGCCAGGTGTATATAATGTAACCGAAGCTCCATTTCTTACTCTCAAGAATGTTGAATCGGTCATAAACCAACCACCACCCCAACCAAATCCAATTTCCTCATCTTTAAAGAATGACGATGTACCTCTACCAAATACAATAGCATCGTTGTTTCCTAATAGTTGAATAGAACCATTTACAAATACTCTATTATTTGTTATACCACCAGCTACAACTGCACTATTATCACTAGCCGTATATGAAAAATCAGATGTTGCGAATCCTACTCTAGCAGATGAATCGGAATACATTATTATTCCACCACCATATCCATCTCTATTAAATTCAAATCCATTATTGTTAAAGAATTGTCTACCACCAGATGCATTTATACGTGTTTGCCAACTTCCTAATGTACCATTTGTATGTCCAAAGTATAAATAATTTGCAGATGTAATCGCTGCATCCCCATTAATATTAATACCACTTACATCGTTTGCACCACCACCAACACCAACTCTATTTAATCTAGAATATGAGTTAGCGTCTAAATAAAAACTGGTATCAGCGGAATCATAAAATATCGGAGAACGTAGTGAGAATGGTGCTAAAACATTACCGGATGTATCAAATCTTAAATGATAATCAATCATTCCATTTCTATAAATACCAAACCCACCTGCACCAACACCATACCCACCTGTGTTTACTGAATCTGCAAAAATAAATCTCCATGCATTTGCACTACCGGCAGTCCAATAACTGTCTATACTACTAGGATTGGTTATATTTAAATTATTAAATGTTACCGTATCAGTTGTACGAATATTTTGGTTCATCAAGTGAACTTCCGTCAAACCTTGTCCTGTATCAACCTGAAGTGCTGATAAATTACCAGCTAATGTTAAATTACCGCTACCTTGCAATTGCATAGCCGTAGAAACTCCACCATACCATAAAAATCTATCCGATGTGGTTGGTACACTACTCCATAACGTACTATTCTCTATACCAACTGCATAATCAACACTCGATGCCCCTATGTTTGGATAAAGAACTATTTTTGTACCTGCACTTCTGTTAGTAAACGATGGTTGTGCAACACCTGATTGATTATATATAATTCTATTAGATGTGCCATTTGATAAGAAAAGGTCGCCACCGTTTAAAGTTAAATCATTAAATGTTACATCATCGGTTGTACGAACATTTTGGTTCATTAAGAACACTTCGGTTGCACCTTGTCCAGTATCAATTGTACCAGTAAGAACCACATTACCACTTACTGATAAAGTATTATCAGCCGTCCATCTATCAGTACTCTCATCCCAATAGAATGATACAGTTGATGATGAACCTCTCCTTACTTCAATACCAGCATTTTCAGTTGGCGTACCTGTTGTGAAGTTTGAATTAAGAGTTATAATATTATCCGCTAATAGGATTGTTTCAGTATTAATCGTAGTTGTTGTACCACTTACAGTTAAATTTCCTGTAATTGTAGCGTTACCAGTTACTGTCAACAACGTACCATCAAACGTTAAATTACTTTCAACAGTTCCATTTGGTGCAGTTCCATTTAATGTGATTACACCATTATCAGTTGTACCGGTTAATGCTAATAAACCAGAAGAACCAGAAGTACCTTGTGTACCAGAAGAGCCAGATGAACCACTACTTCCAGATGAACCAGAAGTTCCACTACTACCAGAACTACCAGAAGAACCAGATGTACCGGATACTCCAGATGAACCCGATGAACCAGAACTTCCTCCAGACCCTCTTGTTCCAGATGAACCAGAAGTACCAGAGCTACCACTTGTGCCAGATACTCCAGAAGAACCACTGCTTCCAGAACTTCCACTCGAACCACTTTGTCCAGATGAACCAGAAGAACCCGATGTTCCAGATGAACCAGAAGAACCTGATGTACCAACTGCACCATCTTTACCACTACTTCCTGAACTTCCACTTGAACCACTTTGTCCAGAACTACCTGAACTTCCAGATGTACCACTGCTTCCAGATGTACCAGCCGTTCCACCACTTGAACTTGTTCCAGATGAACCAGAAGTTCCCGATGAACCAGATGAACCAGATGTGCCACTGCTTCCAGATGAACCACTACTTCCACTAGCTCCACCTAATCCACTAGAACCAGAACTTCCAGATGTTCCACTACTTCCAGATGAGCCAGATGAACCAGATGAACCACTACTTCCAGATGAACCAGATGAACCACTTCCACCACCGGCTCCAGTTAAACCAGAAGAACCACCACTTCCCGATGTTCCAGATGAACCCGATGAACCAGATGTACCATCTTTACCAGATGTACCAGATGAGCCAGATGAACCAGATGTACCAGGTGTTCCCGTTCCACCAGATATACCAGAACTTCCC